CATCTCTGGTTCGGCCTACGGCTCTGTCGCCGCCAATGCCAAGTCTGCACTCGATGCAGCTGCTCTCCGTGAGATGGCGATTCTTCGTCGTTTGGCGAAGGGCATGGTCGACATTGGCACCAAGATCATTGGCATGAATGCCGTGTTCTTGTCCGACAAAGAGACGGTCATGGTCACGAACGAGAAGTTCGTCGAGATCAGCCGTGAAGACCTCAAGGGCAACTTCGATCTCGATGTGGACATTTCCACGGCTGAAGTCGACGACGCCAAAGGCCAGGATCTGAGCTTCATGCTCCAGACTTGTGGCCCTGCGGCTGGCCCTGAGATCACGATGATGATCCTGGCCGAGATCGCCGAACTGAAGCGTATGCCCGTCTTGGCTCAAAAGCTCCGCAACTTCAAACCGAGCCCTCCGCCTCCGCCTTCCCCGGAACAGCAGCAGATCACGCAACTCCAATTGCAGGCTGCCCAGCTCGCGGTTCAGAAACTTCAGGCCGAGATCGAACTGATCCAGTCCAAGGCAGGCATGGAAGACGCTCGCAAGGACAAGACCAATCTCGATTACGTCGAGCAAGAAACGGGCACGGCCCATGCTCGCGATATGGAGCTTCAGCAGGCTAATGCCCTAAGTCAGCAGCAGTTGGCTTCCACAAATGCAGAAGGTCAGCGGCATTTGGCGGTGACGAAGGCGCTCACTACTCCAACAAAGGAAGGAGAGAGCAAGCCTGATATTCATGCCGCCGTAGGTTATAATCATCTCGCGAAGACTACTACGCTGTAAGTTATGCTTTGACTTGGTTCGAAAATGTTTTAACAGTGCCCAAGTCAAGTCGAACTAAGTCAACTTTCCCTCAAGGACCACTCAGATATGTCTGAAGTCGCTCAACTCGAGAACCAGCTCGAATTCAACAAGCACTTGCTCGAACAGAAGACCCGTGCGGAGCGTCTTGCTCGCAACATGGACTTCCGGAAGATCATCCTCGAAGGTTTCTGCCGTGACGATGCTGCTCGTTACGTTCAGGAGAGCGCTGATCCGTCCCTGAGTGCTGAGAATCGTGCCGATGCGCTCAATATGGCCCAGGCTTCTGGCCATCTGAAGCGCTACCTGAGCTTGCAGATCCAGATGGGCGGCATGGCCGATCGGAATATCGCCGACATCGAAGAGGCTCTCGTCGAGGCTCGTGCCTCCGAGGTCGAAGGCTCGGAAGGCGTCGAAGTCTGATGTCCGCTTCCGACCTTCTCAATATGTCCGATGAGGACTTTCTGAAAAACCCTCCCAAGTCGGAGGTTGTTGACCCTGTTGAGAAGGTCGATGCCGCAGTGGTTGCGCCACTGACGGAGGCGGCTGAACCGGTTGTCACCACCCAAGCTGAGCCGGTTCAGCCGCCTAAAGGCAAAGACGACAAGGTCATTGTCCCTCCCGCGAAGGACAAGCCGACCGGGGTCGTCGAACCTGTTTCCGAAACCGTCGTTGAGACCAAACCCAAGCCGAAAGTCGTCAAGGCGAAGACCGCCGATGACGACGAGTCCGGCGAAGATGGAACCAACGGGGGTGAGGACGAAGGCGAGACGGTCGACGGCAAAGAAGAAGCCGCTGGCGGTCCCGACTACGAGGCGCTCTACAAGCAGGTCATGCTGCCTTTCAAGGCGAATGGCCGCACCATCGAGCTCAAGACGCCGGATGAGGCGATCCAGCTCATGCAGATGGGCGCCAACTACACGAAGAAGATGCAGGAGCTGGTTCCGCACCGCAAAGTGCTGGCCATGCTCCAGAACAATGGGCTGATGGACGAGGGCAAGCTTACTTATCTGATTGATTTGGATAAGAAAAACCCCGAAGCGATCAAGAAGCTCATCAAGGAAGCCGGCCTCGACCCCCAGGAGATCGATACCTCCGTCGAGCCGGCCTATCGTGAAGGCAATCACCGAGTCAGTGATGATGAAGTCGCTTTCCACTCGGCTCTGGAGGACATGAAGTCCACTCCGGATCGTGTGGGAACTCTCAAGGTCATCAACGATAATTGGGATCAGGCCAGTAAGGACGCTCTCTGGAAGTCGCCCGACATTATGTCGATCATCCACGGCCAGCGCGAGACCGGTGTCTACGACCGAATCGCTGCTGAGGTGCATCGTCGCCAGACTCTCGGATCCATTCCGACAAGTGTTCCTTTTCTCCAAGCCTACAAGGTTGTGGGAGATCAGATGACGGCGGCGGACGCCTTCAAGGATCTGATTTCCAAGCCTGTTCCCCCGGCCAAAACCCCAGTTGTGGTGGCCACTCGTGTCGCGGCTCCCAAGCCTGCGTTGACGAATGGCGCCCGAGCTGCGGCTGCGTCCACCACCCGACAGGCCCCTGCTGCTTCTGCGAAGGTCGCCTCGAACCCGCTCGCTATGAGCGACGAGGACTTTCTGAAGCAAATGGCTGGCCGTGTCTGACCTTTGAAAGCGCTCTAAGTCATGTTGAACTATATCCCCAGCCTCGCGGATGGCGGCGTCATCGACTCCGGCAACACGCCCAATCAGTTGCAGCCCTGGTTCTACCTCAAGAAGGCGATCATCACCGCCCGAAAGGACCAGTATTTCATGCCGTTGGCCAACACGGTCAACATGCCGAAGCACTTCGGCAAGACCATCAAGGTCTACAACTACGTTCCCCTGCTCGACGACCGCAACGTCAACAACCAGGGCCTCGACGCGAACGGCTCTACCATCGCCAACGGCAATCTCTATGGCTCTTCGCGAGACGTCGGCACGATCAACACGAAGCTCCCGGCGCTGACCGAAGATGGCGGCCGAGTGAACCGAGTCGGCTTCACCCGTCTGTCGGTCCAGGGCTCCCTGTTCAAGTTCGGTTTCTTCACCGAGTTCACCCAGGAATCGCTCGACTTCGACACCGACGAAGAGCTGATGGACCACCTGGCGACCGAACTGATGAACGGCGCCGTCCAGTTGACGGAAGCGGTGCTTCAGCGTGACTTGCTCGCTTCGGCGGGCGTGATCCTCTTCGCTGGTTCGGCTGTGTCGCAGGCGACGGTTTCGGGCGAAGGCGCTACGCCTTCGATCGTCTCCTACAAGAACCTGATGCGCCTCGACCTGGTGCTGACGAACAACCGCACTCCGAAGCAGACCACGGTCATCACCGGTTCCCGGATGATCGACACGAAGACGATCCCTGCGGCTCGTGTGATGTTCGTCGGCGGCGATGTCGTGCCCCTGCTCAAGGGCATGACGGATCTGTTCGGCAACAGCGCCTTCATCTCGGTCCAGCATTACGCTGACGCCGGCACGATCCTGAATGGCGAGATCGGCTCGATCGACAACTTCCGCATCGTGCAGGTGCCGGAAATGCTCCACTACGCCGGCGCCGGCGCTGCTGTCGGGACGAACCCCGGCTACCAGAGCACCTCGGTGTCGGGCACTTACCACTACGACGTCTTCCCGATGCTCGTGTTGGGCGACGACAGCTGGACGACCATCGGTTTCCAGACGGACGGCAAGACGGTGAAGTTCGCCGTTCAGACGAAGATGCCGGGCAGGGACAACCTGACCAAGCTCGATCCCTACGGCGAGACCGGGTTCAGCTCGATCAAGTGGTACTACGGCATCCTGATCAAGCGGCCCGAGCGCATGGGCATCATCTACACCGTCGCTCCGATCTAATCGACGGCCACACAACAGAGGGAGAGCTTCGGCTCTCCCTTTCTTTCCTGAACACAATCCTCAGTGAGTACCGAGAATCCCATGAATGACGAGAACCAGGGCAACGATACCTCCGGCGAACCGAAGGTGAGCGAGACTCCCGAAGGTATGGGCAGCGATGAGCTGACTGTGCTGAAGCAACGTGCGAAGCTCATGGGGCTGGTTTTCTCGAACAACATCGGCATTCAGGCGCTTCGCCAGAAGATCGAAGCCAAGATGGCCGGCGAAATTGTGACTGCCGACGCTGAAGCGGACAATGCGCCTGCTCAGGCGAATCCTCTCACCGGCGAAGATCCGGTCAAGGACGTGAACCCGGTCACCGGCAAGCCGCTGACGACTCGGGAGATCCTCATGCGGGACCAAATGAAGCTGGTGCGGCTTCGCATCACCAACATGGACCCGAAGAAGAAAGAGCTTCCCGGCGAGATCCTCACGGTCGGTAACGAATTCCTCGGCACGGTCTCGAAGTACATTCCCTTCGGCGAAGTGACCGACAACGGCTACCATGTGCCGTTCATCCTCTACACGATGATGAAGGATCGGAAGTTCCTGAACATTCGCACCACGAAGACTGCGAACGGTCAGTCGAAGGTCTCCCAAAATTGGGCGAGCGAGTTCGCTCTGGAGATCCTTCCTCCCCTCACGCGGTCCGAACTCGACAAGCTCGCCACGGCCCAGGCTGCTGCCGGCGTCTTCGCTGGGGCCAACGAAGAGTCGCTCTGACCTTCTGAGTTCGAGTGTTTATTGGCCCACTTGGTTCCAAAAAGAGCCAGTGGGCCTTTCTTTTAAGGGCCGCAGCACATGACGAACACGACCGACACCGTAGACCTCGCCACGATCAATCCGGT